GGACCCATTAACAATTACCGCTGCAATGAGTGTAGCGAATAGCGCTTTTAATGCCATAAAACAGGGATTTTCAGCAGCCAGAGATATAGAGCAGATGAGTGGGGACATTGGTAGGTGGATGGGAGCTGTCTCTGATATTGACAATGCCGAGAAACAAGCAAAGAATCCTCCCCTTTTCGGCAAGTTGTTTAAGGCTGGATCTATAGAAGAAGCGGCTCTCGCTGCATATGCGGCAAAGAAAAAGCTAGAAGAGCAAAGATACGAATTAAAGATATTTTTAAACATGACTTACGGCCCACAAGCATATGATGACTTGCTAAAGATGGAAGGCCAAATAAGAAAACAAAGACAAGAGACAGTCTATAAAAGACAACAGCTAAGAAGACAAATAGGAGAAGCTATAACTTGGTTTATTGTTGCAGCCATAGTCGGTGGCTTTGCTGTTCTAGTTGCTGGTATTTGGGTAAAAGAAGCCAGAGCTGATGCCAAAATATACAATGCACCAAAAGATTACACATACAAACAAAAGGTTTGGCAAGGTAAAATACAAGAAAAAAAATACACAGTTTGCAGATTAAAAAAAAGAATTACGTCTAAATACACTGATAAAAGAGCTTGTATATATCAAGGTGGCAACAGAACCTTTACTATGTTAATTGAGGCATGGTGTCCAAAAAAATATAAATGTGTATATGACCCAAATGGACAAGAGCCTGATATAGATAAAGTTATGGAAAGTTTAAGAAGCATAGGTAAGAAATGAAACAAAAGAAACTACAATCATCAAGTAAATACAACGAATATGATTTAGATGGCGATGGCGTTGTAACTGATGAAGAGCTTTCTAATATGAAAGAAATAAAAGAAACGGAAACCGCCTTACGCAAAAACCTTGCCCAACTAAGAATGGCAAGGTATACTTTAATAGCTATGGGTTTATTTACAGCGGCTATGTTTTTTATAGATGTAGAAAGAGTCAAAGCCTTAGCAGATATCAGTAATTTATTTTATATAAGTGGTGCTGGTATCGTAGGAGCATACATGGGTACAACAGCATGGATGAATAAAAAGTAATGGGCGGATTAAAAAAACCACAAAGGAGTTTGAAGGCTTGGGGTAAACAGAAGTGGCGAACCAAAAGTGGTAAACCTAGTACACA